GCTCCATGATGCGGCTCGCCGACCAGCTACAGACCAAGCTGGGCAAGACCAAGGTGCTCAGGGTCCAGGCGCAGATCGACGACCTGCGTGCCGGGGTGCGCAAGGCCGAGAAGGAGATCGCGCGTATCAGCGATCTCCCGCCCAAGGAGCGCACGGCCGAGCTGCTCGCCAAGCGGGACCGTCTGGAGCAGGCGGTCGCCGACTCGAAGAAGAGCATCCAGAAGCTGACCCGCCAGCACTACTCAGTCCTTCTCGAAGCCAAGATACAGAAGGCCAAGACGGACGTGGAGAAGTGGCAGGGCATCCTGCAGCGACTGAAGAGCAAGCCGCACTCTGTCACCGTCGATGCCGATGTCAAGAAGGCACAGGCCAAGCTCGACGCCGCCAGGAAGAGGCTCGACGACCTCAACAAGAAGAAGGCCAACCCGGTCGTCGGCCTCACCGACAACGCGAGCGACCCGCTCAAGCGCATCATCAGTCTCTACGACTCGCTCGCCGCCAGGGCGAACATCAGCAAGACGGTCACGGTCACGACCAGGCAGCGAGAGGGCAAGGCATCGGGCGGCCTGGTCGCCGTCCGCGGTCTTTACGAGCTCGCCGAGGAAGGCCCCGAGCTCGTCGTCCCGCTGACGAAGCCGCGTCGCGCCGCTGCGCTGGTGGCGCAGTACGGACTCGCCGGGGACCGCTCCGGAGGCACGTCCTACAGCGTCTCGTCGGCGACACGCACCTCGCGGTCGGGTGCCAGCTCCACGACGCGCAAGGCGTCGTCCGTCGCCAGCGCGGTAGCCAACATCACCGGCACCAGCGAGTCGCGCCAGAAGGCTCTTGAGACGGCCGCCGCGATCGCCGGTTCCATCGGCGAGCTCGTGGACTTCGTCAACTCCATGACGGAGGCGCTGGCCACACTGGCCGAATCCGAGACGCCGAGGCTGGCGAGCGGCTGGAAGAAGCACGTTCGCAAGGTCGTCCGCGAGGGCGAGGTGCTCGCGAACTTCATCGCCAAGGGGATCAACCGCACCTACAAGTGGGAGACGAAGAAGGACAAGGAGGGCAACGCCGAGGTGGTCGTCGGCGCCAAGGGCAGGCGGGTGCAGCACGCCGCCGAGATGTCCGGCCCCGTCTCTGAGCTGGTCAGCTTCCTGGTCGACATCACCGAGACGCTCAACACCCTCGCCGACACCGAGACACCTGCTCTGGAGTCCGGCTGGAAGCAGAGCGTCAAGGC